AGGCAGACGGGGGCGGCGGTAGAGTCGTTTAGGAATGAAATGGTAGAAGCCAACAAGGTTAGCCAAGCCATTGCTGCCATTACTTCGGGGGCCGCTAAAAAATTAACAGAGGCGTAATATGCCACTTACAAAGTTACAGTTCAGGCCCGGTGTAAATCAGGAGATTACCTCGTATTCCAACGAGGGTGGATGGCGCGACTGCGACAAGATTCGCTTCCGCTTCGGCTACCCGGAGAAGCTGGGTGGCTGGGAAAAATACACCAGCAGCACCTACCTTGGTTCCGCCCGTGCGCTGCACAACTGGATTGCTCTCGACGGCTCGAACTACCTCGGTATTGGCACACATCTGAAATACTATATAGAAGAAGGTCAGGGTCTGAACGATATCACCCCTGTCCGGGCCACGACCAGCGCTGGTGATGTGACGTTTGCGGCGACCAACGGCAGCACCACAATCACTGTCAGCGATACCGCGCATGGTGCGTTTGAGAACGATTCTGTTACCTTTTCCGGTGCAGTATCTCTTGGCGGTGTTATTACCGCAGATGTTCTGAATAAAGAGTATCAGGTTGTGCGCGTTGTCGATGCGAACAGCTACGAGATTACCAGCGCAGTTGCAGCCAACTCCTCCGATACTGGCAATGGCGGTAGCAGCACCGTCGGCACTTATCAAATCAATGTTGGTCTTGATACATCTGTTGGCGGAACAGGTTGGGGTGCAGGTACATATGGGCGTGACGGTTGGGGCGATGCAACATCTAACGGCCTTACCACAACCAACCAGATTCGTCTGTGGTCGCATGACAACTTCGGTGAAGATCTGATCATTAACGCTCGTGACTCGAACATTTACTACTGGGATAAGACAAACAACCTGTCTACCGCAGCGGTTGAGTTGTCTACTCGTACTGGCACAAAGACCAGCGTCCCGCAAATCGCTAAACAGGTGCTAGTATCGGATCAGGACCGCCACGTTATTGCATTTGGCTGTGATGGGTTGAACGCCAGTTCCTCCGCCAACCAAGGCAACGGCACACAAGACCCGCTACTTATTCGTTTCTCCGACCAGGAAAATCCACTTGTCTGGTATCCAGCGGCCACTAATACAGCGGGCGATCTGAAACTGGGTGCTGGCTCGACCTTCATGCAGGCAGTAGAAACCAAGCGTGAAATTTTGGTGTGGACAGATACCGCTTTGAACACCATGCGATTTATTGGTCCGCCGTTCACCTTTGGTTTGCAGCAGCTTGCTTCCAACATTACGATTATGAGTCCTAATGCGGCGGTCGCTACTGAGGACGTTGTGTTTTGGATGGGTATCGACAACTTCTATGTCTATGCCGGTCAGACGCAGCAGCTTCCTTGTACGGTAAAGGACAAGGTCTTCCTCGACTTTAACTTCGAGCAGGCTGACAAGGTTGTCTCTGGTATCAACTCCGAGTTCTCGGAGGTATTCTGGTTCTACCCGTCTGCATCCAGCGCAGAAAATAATCGTTATGTGGTGTACAATTACGGTGAGAAGGTTTGGTACTTCGGCAATCTTACTCGCACCGCATGGATCGACCGTGGTGTGCGGACCTACCCGATTGCTGCTGGATCTTCGTATCTCTATAACCACGAGTTCGGCTACGACGATGACGGCTCTGCGATGAACTCCTTCATCGAGTCCGCAGCGATTGACATTGGCGATGGCGACCAGTTCACGTATATTAGGCGCGTGATTCCGGACCTGACGTTCAATGGGTCAACGAATCTCAGCAGCCCGCAAGCCACGTTTACGGTCAAAGCTAGAAACTTTCCGGGCGCAAGTTTCGACAACACAGCATCCGGTGACGCGATCCGCACGGCAAGCTCTCCGGTTGAGACGTTTACAAACCAGTTGCACCTTCGTGCTCGTGGTCGTTCCTTCGCATTGCGAGTCGAGTCCGAGGCACTGGGTGCAAAGTGGAAACTGGGCAGTCCGCGCATTGACCTGCGGCCAGACGGGAGGCGCTAGTGTCATCGAATCAGATAGCACCGCCAAGGCTACCCGAACCACCGTTCGAGTACACGCAGCAGTATATGGCTGACCTGACCCGTGCGCTGGAACTGTTTATCTCGCAGGAGCGCAACCCCGGCGAGTTACGCGGCACGAAGATTACGCTGACTGACCTGCCGACGAGTGCGTCTGGACTAGAAACTGGTGCTCTGTATAATGATAGCGGCACTGTAAAAGTGGTGACCTGATGGGACTGTTTAAGAACATAACGAAAGCTCTGAAGAGTGCTGCCCCTGTGATTGGCGGCACGATTGGCTTTGGTCTTGGTGGTCCGATGGGTGCAGCTATCGGATCCGGCATCGGCGGGCTAGCCGCAGGGCAGGATGTGGAAGACGCACTGAAGACCGCAGCCATTGGCGGAGCACTTGGATACGGTGCACGGGGCATAGGTTTTGCCCCCGCCGCGCAAGGAGGCTTCATGCCTCGATTTGTTGGCAGTGAAGCTGCGGCAGGGTATGGTCTGACAGGTGCAAAAATCCCGGTTGCAGGTGCAGGTGACCCATTCGCAGTTGCTGGCAAAGTCGGACAATCTACCGGGCTTGAGCAAAAGGGCATTCTCAGCACCCTTGGTGACTTCGCCAGCGAGAACAAATTGCTCACAGCCGGTCTTGGTCTTGGCACACTTGGTCTGCTTGGCATGACAGAGGAAGAAGAAGAGGCACGAGAGCAGCGCCCCTTCCCGGAGGGTGAGTTGTTCGACTTCACAGCCCGGTCGCGTGAGACTGGTGATGTGTATCAACTGAATGATCCAGAGGACTTGGCGGAGTACCGTCGCGAAATCTCTGACTTTAATTATAAGAGTGGTGGTTCGGTCGATACCTTGAAGAATTACACTGATAAGCAGTTATCTCAAATGTCTTTGAATCCCACGTCAGGTGGGCAGATAAGAGGACCGGGAACCGGCACAAGTGATTCCGTGATGGCCGGCATTTATAATGCAGACGGTAGCTACGAAGGTCCGGCTCGTCTTTCGGACGGAGAGTTTGTTATAACTGAAAAGGCTATGGTTGGTGCAGGTGGTGGAGATAGGGATATCGGTGCTGCCCGCATGTATGATATGATGGCCGAGTTGGAGGCCCAGGCATAATGGCTACACAAAGCGTTGAAACAACAACCCGACTTCCCGAGTTTCAGGAAAGTTTCCTTGCGAATCTTCTAGCCTCGGCGACGGGACTTTTTAAGCCTGTTGAAGAAGGTGGTCTTGGGCTGTCGATGCCCTATGCTCCTGCCAAACAGGCAGAACTTTCCCAAGGTCAGCAGCAAGCTATATCTACCGCTCTTGGTGGTGTGGGTGCCTATCAACCGTACCTTGAGCAAGCGCAAGGCGCCATCGGTGACGCTGCTGCGTTGATGTCGCCTGATGCCTACAAGCAGTTTATGGACCCGTATCTGGATGATGTGGTTCAGCGGGCGCAGGATGATATCGGTCGTCAGGGGCAGATTCAACAGCAGGGCGCAGCGGCAAAGGCCGTAGGTCAGGGTGCATTTGGTGGTAGCCGCGCGGCTGTGTTGCAGGGCGAAATTGGTCGCAACACTTTGGAGCAGCAGGCTCGGACAGGTGAGCGTCTTCGTAGCGCAGGGTTCTCACAAGCAAGTCAGTTGGCGCAGCAAGCAGCAGGGCAAAGATTAGCACAGGCTCAAGGTCTCGCGGGGCTTGGTCAGCTTGGCTCTGCACTGGGTGTACAAGACATCAACACGCTTCTTGGTATTGGTGGGTTGCAGCAGCAGCAAGAACAGACAGGTCTTAACATCGAGCAGCAGAACCTGCTTGCCCAGCAGCAGATTCCGTTCCAGCAGCTTGGGTTCTTGTCTGACATCTTCCGTGGTGTCCCGGCGCTACAGCAGACAACCTCCACAACTACGATGCCGCCGCCAAATCCGATGTCGCAACTTCTTGGTCTTGGTATCGCAGGTCTAGGTGCTTATGGTCAGGCCCAGCAGGGTCTTGGCTTCTTTGGGAGTTAAGCATGGCACGTCGTCCTCTTAGCCGTCCGATGTTCCGTGTACCGGGAACCTCCCGTCAGCCCGCCGGTATTCTTGCATCTAGCCCGCAGCTTATGGAAGCAGCACAACGAAACTTGCTCCAACCGGCCACGGTCCAAGGTCCACTGACGGGTGTCGGTCCTGACATGTTCGGTGTTCAGCGTCGTCAGGTGTCTGCGGTCACCGCACCACCACCTGCTGCTCTCAGTTCTGACGTACTGCCCGAGTCGAAGCCGCCTGTTCCGTCTAAACCAGAGGACTTCGGCAAGGTCGATCAACGGTCTGCTTCTATGGTTAAGGGCTTGGTTGATAACCTCAACGAACAGAAAACGGCGACGGACAACATTCTAAAAGGTGTGCCGTCCAGAAATGACGCTATCATTGGCGGCAAGTCGATCAATCAGCTTTACGGCGACTTGGAAGAAAAGATGGGCCAGGAGGCGCCAGCCTTGAAAGACTACAATCTTGCCGACTTTGAAGACTTGGCGATGGAGTCGCTGGGCTACAAGAAAGGTGAGCTTGGACCGTCCGAGGTTGCGGACAAAGATCGCCGCACTTCCTTCTGGCTATCTCTTATCAAGGCAGGTCTTGCTACCGCTGCTGGAGAAAGTCCATATCTGCTGACCAATCTCGCACGGGGCTTGAGCTTTGGTGTTGAGTCTTTCGGCAAAGATCTTGGCGACATCAACCAGCGGGAGCGCGAGGACAACCGCGCTATCGCATCGGCCAAGATGGACCTGATGAAGGACCAGCGGTCTGTGGACACAGCCAACCGTGCGGTGGATATTCAAGTTGCACAGCTTAAAGTCCAGCTTGCTGAGAGCATTCGCGGCGAGGCGCGTGAAGATGCGTATCGTAAAGTGGATCAGCTAGCACAGTTCACGAAGATGGAGAACGACCTATTCCGTTTTGTTAATGAGTCGAATCGTGAGTGGGAGAAAATCGACGTTCAGTCTGATCAGTTTGCTCAGACACTTGCTGCCACATACGCAGGTCAGCAGCCGGAGATCATTCGCGGCATGCTGATGACACCGGGCTATGTAGAACCTGCAACACCCGGCGGTAAGATTGATATCATGGATCCGAATAGCTGGATCCTGACAGAAGACGGTAAAGAACTGTTCGACAGTTGGGTGAAGAGCAAAGGCACCACCAAGCTGACCGATCTGGTTCAAGCGGCAGACTCAGCAGCCCAGACAATGAGTGTAGGCTTGCTTGACTACAGCCATCTAGGGGACAGCGGTCCAGCAGCAGCTAGAAGGGCGCAGTTGCAAATTGGAAAGATGGGCCTGTCCAGTGATCTTGAAGATCAGGCAAGAGCACTGATCGGGTATGGCCGTGCCACCAATGCCTCGACCTCTAGTCCTCTTATGATAGAAGCCATTCTGGACGCAGGAAATATCTCCGGCATTGATTTCTATGACAATAACGGTCAGAAGATTACAGCGTTCCAAGATGATGATGGCGAAACCATCCAGTTGGTAGACTTTGACCCACAAAGAGATACTGACTTCCTTCTTCAAAACACCGCGTATGTAATTATGGGCAAGGCCGGACAGCGGACTATGGCAACTCCAGAGTAGTGACATGGCAAAATGGAATTACGAAGGTGAGAGCTTTGAGCTTGAAGACGGCCTGTCAGCGGAACAAGCTACCGATCAGATCGAAGCTATTCTTGAACAGCGGCGTGCAACACAGGCTGCAAATCAAGAGCAGGGTGTCAGCGGCGATCCGTCTTTAGACGAAACCGCTGGAGTGATTAGGCGCCGTCCCCCTCGGGATCGCGGATCCGACAGGGGCGTTACAGGCGACATTTTCGCTGGTGCTGTTGAAGGTGCTTCGAAAGCATTACAAGGCACCCTCGGCCTTGTAATGATGAAGCAGGAGTTGGAGCTAGCTGCCAAGGGCTTCAGGGTCACAGAAGACACAAAATTTTTTGGCGAAAGCGTTCCAACAGATCAACCGTTTCCTATGACGGAGATGATGAACGAGGCGTTTGAAACCGCTCGTGAAGAAACAGGTATGCAGCCTGAAGGGACGGCAGGCGAGATTGCCTCCGTTGTAACACAGTTTGTTGTTCCGGGCGTCAAAGGCGCGGGTGCTATATCCAAGACAACTAGGCTAGGCAGATTAGATCGTCTTACCAGAGCACGGACTGGCACCTCTGCACTATCTCGCAAACAGAAACTTCTTCTTAATGCGCAGCAGGTTGGTGGCGCAGCAGTCGTGGACTTTGTTGTGTCCACTGAGGACACAGAAGGTCTGCACGATTTCTTCACCCGTGACGACGACAACGCCCCTGAAAACAAGGTCGGTGAAACGGCAACCGAGGTGCTTGCTGCAAAACTCGGTGACCGTCTGCTTCTCGGTGCAGAGGCTGGTGTAGCAACAGCGGTGCTGCCTCCGGTCGTTGGTGCCATGTTGAAGGGGATTGCCAAGACCGGTGCTGCACGACCGGTTGAGATTGCTTCAGACATCATAGAGAAAAACCTCGGAGTCACGACGGCTGTTTCTACAGCGGCGCCCAAGTCGTTCTTGGATCGCGCCCGCCGGACCACGGTTGCTGATCTTGTTTCTGTAGGCACAGTGCCCGCAGCACGAGCAGGATTAGAAGCGGCAACACAGGCGATTCTGCGTCAGGAAGCTAGGATTCTTGATCCTAGCACCCCCACCCGTTCGTTCGACAACCTCCTTGGCAGGCTCTTTGCTAACTTACGGTATCGCGGGTTTCTTGATCCAACGGCTGCAAACATCAACTCGCTAGTCAACGCAGCAGTTGAGGGTGATGTAAAGCTAGCAGACCGCAAGCTCAAGAAGGTTGAACAGAAGATAGATGAGTTTCTCGCTCGGCCCGAGATGAAACAGCAGACTGCGGTCACCAAGCAGACGCTTCTGAACGCTTTCATGGAGGTACTGGAAACCGGACAGCGCCCAGCTAACATCCCTGACGAGCTTTTCAATTCCTACAAAGAAGCGCGCAGCATCATCGACAGGCTGTCGGAACGACTTCTTGAGACAGGTGCTGTTCGTGCGCTGCCTGAAACCGCTGCTCCAGGAAGGCCCAGTCGTCAGGCACTAATGCAGGCTATCCGAGAGAACGTCGAAGTTGGCGGCTATCTGCGCCAGCGTTACGCTGCTTATGAGGATCCGACATATGACATCGTGCAGGGTTCGGCACGAGAGCGTGAAATCTTTGATCTGATTCGCACAAGTGTTGGTGGCCGTAACGAAAACAGTGTCTTCAACCACATAAAGTCTGTGCTTGGCGAGGAGAGTGACTTTCTCAAGGTCACAGACGAACAAACTCTGGACACGCTGACTGAACGTCAGATGCGTGAATACATTCGTCTTGTTCTGGCAAAGACGCCTGCCGGCATGGGACGCAGCACGGGCGGTGATTTCTTCGGACGGGTTCCGATTCGAAAGCTGAACACACAGCTTCTTAACCGTCGTAAAGTAGAAAGCCCGGTTCTGAAAGAGATTCTGGGGCAGGTCCGCAATCCTCGTGAGTCATATATTGCCACGATTTCTGATCTGTCCACTTTCATTGCGACTGACAGTTTCTACACTCGGATTCGTGCTATCGCGGATGCCGACATGGCCGACGCTGTCTTTCGACGGGGCAAGTATGGCGAGGACTTTTTAAACCCTGCCGAGCGAGAAGCATTGGCAGAATTGCGCAGGACAAATCCAACAGCCACGGCTGCTGATCTTGGCCCCAAAGTTGACGGACGTTATATCAACGTGCCGGAGCGAGTAGCCGCTAGGCAAGATCGTCTCCAGCAGCAGTTGGACGAGGCAGCAGCACAGGGTGCGAGTGAAGGACGTATAAGACAGCTTCAGCAAGAAATAGACAATGCAGAGGAGTTTGTTCTTACCGATCTGAGAACCAAAGGTTATCACATCATCGGTCGCACAGATTCTTCGGGCAACGTCATAAAGAAAGACCCCGGTCAAGCTGAGAGCGCCTTTGGTGCGATGCATAACATCGCTGTGCCAAATGCAATGGCTGCATCTTTGAATCGCACGATCATCACTGACGACACCTTGCTCGGAAGTTTTTTACGTCAGACATATGGCGGCTTGTTGAAATTAAAAGGCATCAGCCAATTCAACAAAACCATTTTGTCTCCAATTACGCAGGTCCGTAACGTCACATCTGCCAGCATGTTCGCTTTGGCGCAGGGAAACATAGGTAATGGTGCTAGCCTCGGTCAGTCAGTAGACCTTGTTTTACGCGACCTTATCAACAGAAAGCTGCTGACGGCTGACTATCGTCTTACGGACGAAGGCTTGGAGTATTTTGTGGACCTACAGCAGCGTGGTGTTATTGGAAGCAGCGCGGAGCTTCGTGAACTTCAAGACAACCTACGTCGTGGTGTGGACCCAGGGAACCTGCGCGTGATGGAAGATCATGCTCTGGTAAGTGACGTTGCTACTACAGGACCAAGACCAAACCGTTTACGAGTTCCGGGCACAAAAATTGCAGTAGACGTAGGTAGCTTGGATCGTCAGCACCGCCGTAACATGACTATGCAGTTTCTCGGCAAAGCTGCGGATCTATACCGCGCAGGCGACGACGTTTGGAAGATTTACAACTACGAGTTTGAGGCGTCAAAGCTGCGCGAGGCGTACACTAAAATGATGCGCAATGCCCAAGATAAAACCAAGGGCATGAACGACAGTCAAACAAAGCAGGTGATGGATGCAACCACCGAGCGTTTCAAACGTGAGATCGGGCAAGAGGGTCCGGGCACTGTAGAAGAGGCCATCAAGGGCAGAGCGGCGGACATCGTTCGAAACAACGTACCCAACTACGAACTTGTGCCGCAGGTCATTAAGGATATTCGCGGCCTGCCGATAGGTAACTTCATTGCCTTCCCCGCAGAAATTATCCGCACCGGGTTTAACACGCTCGAAACCTCCATGAAAGAGTTGGCAAGCGAAGATGCCGCAATCCGCGAGATCGGCATGCGCCGACTCATGAGTTCGTTGTCTACATTCTATGTAGCTGGTCCAGCACTGCGCGACATCTCGATGAATTTGACTGGTATGACTCCAGAGCAAATGGAAGCTGTTAACGCCACCTCCGCTCCGTACCAGAGAGACTCGATCTTTTTGTCCCTCGGTAAAAACGAAAAAGGCAACTTTGAAGTTCTTGACTTCAGTCACTTCAATCCGTTTGACATGTTGATTCGTCCGTTTGAAGCCGTCTTGAACAGCCTAGACGAAAGCAACAAACTTCAGCGAGGTGCGCGTGATACCGTGGGCAAAGCCGCATGGGCAGCTTTCTCAGAATTTTTTGAACCGTTTCTTAGTGAGTCCATTGCCCTTGCATCTCTTCGCGATGTGCTACCAACATTTGCTTTTGGTCGTGGAGGTGAGACTCAAACAGGCGCCAAAGTTTATCGCGACGTTGAAAATCTAGGTAAAAAGATTGAACGCTCGATGATTCACTTAATGAATCAAATGGGTCCATCTAACCTCGATCCTTTCCGAGTTCCTGTCGGTGCAGATTTTAGGGAGATCGAACTTTCTCGCCTGCCAAGAAGCCTGCTTGCAGGTCGTCCAGAATTCGGCGTATCTGAGCGAGAGCCAAGCACTGGACGAACATATGCCCCAGAAGGGGAGCTTTTCCGTTTGTTCACCGGCTTGTCTGCACAAGAAGTGGACCCAGCAAGAGTTGCTAAATTTAAGGCAAACGAGTTCAAAGCCTTGCGCTCAGAAGCCGCCACCTTGTTCAATGATGTTGTGAACCGAGACTTCGCGGGCGAACAAGATTATGTGAATGGGTATCTTGCAGCGAATGAAGCACGTCTTCGAGTGTTCCGAAACTTTGCCGTGCAGATAAAGGCGCTGCGTGATCTTGGTCTTAGCAAGAAACAAATTCGTGAGATCTTAAAGAAAGAACGTATCGGCAAGGAAGAACTAAAAGCCTTGGAGCGTGGACGTTACTTACCGTACAGTCCATCCGAAGCTAAACTAGAAGAAGCAGATGAGAAGAATCACGACGTGCCGACACGCACGTTGAGGATTCTTGAGCGAGAACTCCGCCGCCTGTCCATTGACCCCGAAGATCCTGATCCGACACCGGAGGGTGCGTTCGATACGGATCGTCTGTCTCCACGCAGAGACACAAAGAGAAGGATCATTACAGAGCCGGCTCCGGCTCCGGCCCCGCAACCAGCGCCGCCAGCCACAACCACACCTCCTCCGGCTACGGTAAACACCAGTGCTGCGAGTCCGGCTATGGGACAGATCGGCATTGAGGATCTGATCCAGGATCCACGGACCGCACAGATTGCTCGAAGAAGGACGATGGTAGGATGATTTTTCGATGGCTGAAACGCCTGCTAGCACGGCAGCAGACGCAAGACTTGAGTGCGCATCGTCTTCATACTACAAAGTATGAAGACCTTTGCATGTAAGGAGCACCCCATGAATCTCGAACAGCTACAAAAAGAGCTTGCTGCGGACGAAGGTTGCAAGCTGGAGATCTATCTCGACCATCTCGGCTACCCTACCGTTGGAATTGGGCATCTTATTCACGAAGATGACGACCTGCACGGCCTAGAAGTAGGCTCTCAGGTCTCTCAGGAGCTTGTCGATGAACTATTCCACGACGATGTGCAACGAACTCTACGAGATTGCGAATTTTTGTACAGTGATTTCAATGACTTGCCAGAAGAGGCGCAATTGATCATTGCCAACATGTGCTTCCAATTAGGCCGTCCAAGGCTGTCTGGCTTCAAAAAAATGAAAGCTGCGGTCGATTCCAGGGACTGGCGCGAGGCCAGCCGGCAGATGTTGGACTCGAAATGGGCTAAACAGACCCCGAATCGGGCGTCTCGTCTGTCTCATCGGATGGCGGCGTTGGGTGATACATAAGGTAGAACGCCTTACACTCAGGACATGACAGGTTGGAGACGATGTAGTAGTCCTC